CCTTACGGCACCTTACTAAATTATTTATATATTATATACTAGTTTGATAAGAATGTCAACTATTCTTTTTTACCAATATTATATTTAACTGTTAAATCCCATTCATTCTTTTCTTTAAATGAAATGATTTTTATTTGATTTAGAGAAGCAATTGGATCCGCTGATTTTGAAGGATCCACAATCTTAACAAGTTCCCATTCTTCTAATAGGTTCACAATCGTATTACGACGTGAAATGTCTTCTTCTGTTAATGTATTGTGCTTACCGTCTAAAATAAACAATTCTTTAAAATGTAGGATAGCATATCTTCCTTTCTTATGAAGGATGTGACAAGATTGATAAAGTTTCTTTTCTTTGCGACTCGATATACCGATACGAGTCAATGTTTCTTTAATCTTGAGGAAGCTATCTTGTGTGGGGAGTTCGACTTCTACGCCAACTCCTTTGAAAATATCTGTGTCCATGATTTATATTCACCTTATTAATTATTTTTAGTGGCATGGTATATAACCATATAAGATTTATTTATAAAAATCATATCTTAACCACCTTCATTTAATTTTTCATGGACAACTTCAAGTTGTTCTTTTGATAGAACTTTAAGATATTGTTTTGCTACGGTACGATTACATTGATATACTTGTTGGATTGCATCAAGATTTGTATCCTTTTCGGCTTTAGGCCATTTAGAAAATCTTTTACGCTTTCTTAGAACAGAACGATAATAATCAAACTGAGCTCCATCAAATAAATGATGTCGCATATTCATTTCGTTTGCATGTAATATCGTATCTTCAAAATTAACGAAGCCACGGTTCACGATAAAGGCGTTGTACATCTTTTCAGTATGTTCAGGTATATCTGAGTTACGAATAATATCTTCCTTTGTAAAGGATGCAGCATTCATAAAATCAAATGGTGTTAGGTCTTTCATCAAGTACCTCCTGAAGCTCTTTTGCTAATATGTCAAAGTCTTTACCACAAGATTCACACAAAGTAACTTTATGCTTACCTTCCGAAGTATTCATTTCAACAGTATATGCTTTCTTTTTTGTCGTTGTTGTATTACAGTTAAAACATCTTGTCTTTAACATTATACATACTCACATTCAATCATAACCTCAGTTAAGAATGCAACCATATTAATTTCTTGGTCAGCAACTAAACCTGACTTGTACATATAATCAGCTAATGTAACTATAAATCCAGCTTGTGATTGTAAAGTTACCTTTTCTGAACACATATCGTAGATACGACGAAACATTTCATTCATATCTTGGTCAGAATTCTTTGCTACCCATTTACGCATATCGGTAAATTGTTTACCTTTTAATAAACGAAATAGGTCATCAATAGATTCTTGTTTCAGATTAACAAAGATACCTTCGTCAATTTTACCTGAAGCTGCATATGATTGTAGTTCAGTTAATACACGACGGAAATCAGGGAAGTGTTTTTCAATTACTTTAGCAACTACCTTAGGATCATATTGAACTTCTTCTCGGTCAAGAATTGCCTTAACACGTTTGAAGAATGCCATTGCCATCATTGGACGATCTTCGGTATCAATTGAAAAGTCAACTTCAGATAGTCTTGAACGTAATGGACTGATAATACGATTCTTGAAATTACAAGTAAAGATAAATCCACAGTTAGAGGAATATTCTTCAATAAAGTTACGAAGAGCAGGCTGAACATTTGCTGCGTTCAGATAATCTGCTTCATCAAAAATTACATACTTACGACCTGTACCTGTTAGAGAAACGGCAGATGCGAAAGTAGAGATATCGTATCGGAGAGTATCAATATTAACATTAAGAGAACCATTCTTTACGATATAATCGCAACCAAGTTCTTCAAGCATTGCCTTTGCGATTGTAGTTTTACCTACACCAGGACCGCCTGTTAATAATAGATTTGGAACACTGCCGTCTGATACGAACTTACGGAATGTTTCTTTTGTCTTATCAGGTAGAATAGTATCAGCAACTACTTGCGGACGATATTTCTCAACCCATAAGACTTCGTTTGATTTTGCATCAATCATAATTCACCATAAACATAATATAAAAATTTGAGAAAAAGTTGAGGGCGTTTGACCACCCTCACTTCTCGAGAAATGAGTTATTGATTACTCAACAACTTTATCAGCTAAAGGAGCACCTTCAGTTACTGATGTATCAACATTGGCATCCTGTTCACCAAGACTTGCGTCTTGCTGAGGTCCTTTCTGTCTTAAAAATGCTTCGATTTTATTTCTTAGCATTCCTATTCCAGCAAGTTCCTGTCCTTGGAATCCACCACGCTGAGAGACTACGTCAATAATCTGCAACACAGTTGATAGGTCTCCAAGATTGATAACCACTTCTTGTTCTTGGCCTTGTTGTTGACCAAAGTTACCTTGTACTGGTTCATTCATAATTTCACCTTTTATTATAAGTCGACTTTGAATCTATAGCCACATAATATGTGACACCTTGACCTTTAAATTCTGAGATACCTTTTGAACAAAGCGTAACCTCATAATCCAAAGGCATGAGTTTTAAATTATCAGTTTTAATAATAATTTTAAACTCGTCGGCAGTATCCCCGATTTCAACGCCAAAGTCATCTGCGCCTTCGTTCGTACTGTCGATTGCTTTCAGATAGCATTTGCCGCCTTCGCCTACAAACGCAATCTCTGAAAATTGTAATACCCCTGCTGCTTTGAGCACTGAAGTTAATTCATCATTAGATACATTAACTACAACATCTGCTGAAGGAATAGTAATATCCTTTTCAGGTGGTGTATGTATCATTGATAAATCTGCATAGACATATTTCGTTCTACGCTTACCTTCCGAGATAATAAAGTATTTATCAAAAAACTCTACATCTGGGTCATTATATAAAGACAAAATTGATAAAAATCTTGAAAGATCGTATACACATGCATCTGATGGAATTTCATCAGGAATGTCTGCGATAGCAATTAATGTCTTCTCCGGAGTGATAGTCTTAAGAACATTACCTTCTTTCATCAAGATTGACTTGTTGATTTGAGTAAAGCTTTTTAAGACCGTCAAAGTTTCGTTAGAAAATTTCATAATATAAGTTTCTCCATTGATATTATTTGTGGTATATTATATACCATTTACTTGGACTTGTCAACAGGATTATAAGCTTTCTTATTAGATTTAGAATCTGCAGTAGCAGTAACTCCTAGTTGACCTAGAGCACCCATGTCACCCTTAAAGATATAAGAACCAACATGGTTGATTTTCATCCAAGGACACATCCAAACTGAAAGACCTGCTTTACGAGCCATCTTACAGAAAAAGTAATCCTCGGATAAGTACCTCTTTGACTCTGGGTCAATGACACAATCAAAGAAAGCATGAATCTCACGAGTACCGTCAAACTTGTCAGTACGAACATGGTCAGGTTTATATGATAACTCTGGATATGTGTCTCGATATCTTTCGAGAGCATCTCTTGTAATTAACATAAACCCAGTTCCACCTTCTGCCACTTCAACAGGGTCGGAGAGTTTAAATTGTCTTATATCCGCAACAGGGTTAAAGACAAAATCTGATGTATATTGTTCAAGTTCAAAAGGATTTTCCTTTCCAACACCTTGCTGTGCTGCTACAGAAACCTTTTCCCATGCAATTGTTTTCTTTGGATATGGACCGCATACAATATCATACTTCTCTGGGTCTGATATTTGTAATGCAAGTAATGCTAATGCATCTCTTGGGTCAAATCCAATATCTGAATCTATAAACAATAAATGAGTACAGTCAGAACGAAGGAATTCATCAACAATATAATTCCTAGCTCTTTGTACTAAACTTTCGTTAAATAAGAAATAGTATTTCATTGGAATTTTATGCGATGAACATAACATACTTAAATCATTTGTTGACTTTGTATATAATCCTGCACAAGATCCACCATACATAGGTGTTCCAATAAAGAGTCGTTGTTTTTGTAGTTCTTCTGTTTTTACTTCTAATTTCATACTGTGATTTGCTCCATATCATTTTCAGCTCTTGTGATTGATTGTAATCTCATTACGTCTGCCAATATATCCCAAGCTGAATCATGTGCTTTAAATACAGAATCCCATTTATCTTCATTAGCACAAGGAGGGAATCCATTCTTCTTCAAACCAAAATCAAACTTTGCATCAATAAAAGTTCTTGTATCTCTAACTTTCCAATGTTGTAAGTGTGATTGTAAATGATTTACTTTATTCTGAGATTTAAATAATCTTTCAAGAATAACTGGGTCAAATGAATTAGACCTTGACCACCAAAAATCAATCTTTGGGCTATCAATTAAAAAATCTGTGAATTGTTTTACAAAATCAGCAACAGATAAATCAGAACTCTTAGGAGCAATATTCTTTCTTACTTCAGAATCCTGCTGCGACCAAAAGTCCAATGTACCTTTATCAACTACCCAATTGTAATTCTTGACTTGCTCCGATACATTCAATTTGAATTTCTTCACCTTGAATACATCGCCTAAATTGTATGGATCGTCAGACGTAAACTTGTCCCATTGAAATACCATTACTGACATATCAATGACAGCACAATTATGTACGTCTTGACCCATTGTTTCAAAGTCTATTATTAAATCATTTCTCATGGTGTATATTATACTCTATTTTTTATTGAATGTCAATAGTTTATGACATAAATTCTTCAAGAGATGGAGTTGTATCTTTTCCGTTAGGGTCAAACTCCATTAATTGTTTATGATTGTTTTGTCTTAAATAAGTGGTATCAGATAATGTTAGTTCACCTCTTAAAAATTTACCAATCTCAGAATGTAAATCTCTTGATGTAGGTACAGGAACATTTTGAGCAATATGATTTACTTTAGGCAATCCACCTAATAGTTCAAAGTCTTCTGGGAATCCCATCATATGTAGAGCTTCACGAATAGTTAATGACCTATCTTCAGTTGGGTGAATCGTATCAACCATATTACGACCAATGACTGCATTCATATAATCACCAAAGACATGTACTGAACCATCCCATACACCTAATCCATCAGCATACTTTTTAATTGCATGGTCAGAATACTTGATACCTTTTTCGTGGCCTACTTTATGGAACCAT